ATTGCATAATTAGTCTTTTCAAATCTTTTAACTGTTCTATATCCTCGTACTAATGTTGGGTCGTCAACTTCTCCATCACCTATTTCTTTTCCGTTTTCATCTGTAGCACCTTTCGTATCTTTAGTTGAATAAACTGGCTCAAGAAAACTATCAATCTTAGGCATCCCTCCAGAATAATTGCCAGTTAAAAAAGGTTGAATAACTAAGGTATCGCCTTGGCATTGAACTTGATTTAATGATAAAGTATTTGCAAATTGTCTTGTTGGCATATTCATTACACCCAGGTTGGTGACTGACCCGCTAGAATTGGATATAGGATTATTTGTCATTGTAGTATCTGCAATTACAGGACTATTTATTAACAATAGTGCTGCAAATAAATATCTTTTCATTGACTAAATGTTGACATCGTCTCAGTGACAGATTCGGTAATAATATCTCTCGTTATTCGAGTAAAACTTTTTAAACCAGCTCCGTGATAACTTTCAATTAGATTCGTCGCTGCTCCTTGAGTGTGCATAGTAACCGTAGGTTTAGTATTAAGGTCGATCCCATGATGAGTAGTAGTAATTCCATCTACAACGTGCGTACCTGTAGTTACTGTAGCTGGTAATAAGTCACCTTGAATGTTTAAGTTTGAACCCCCAATTGAATATTCATACCCTGTCGAATATGTCCACTGCTCTATCAGCTCTGTCGTATTTTGCTTACTCTCAGTTCGAGATGTAGTACTTCCAGAATTAAAACTAGGAATTACTGGAATTGCTTGCGCTGGAACGGATATAAAGGCTATTAATAACAAATAACGCATTAATCACCTATCGACAATGCACTTGTAATTGAACCAGTCACAGAAGTTCCAGATTTACCTGGTGTGAGTCCTATTGTGCCACCAGATACGCTAGTGATTGTTGCAGCTAATCCTGTATTATCGCCACCTGTGTATGAGATAGTATCTCCCAACATTGGAAGTGATCCGATAGCACCAGAACTTAAAGTTGTTGCACTAGGGACATCATCTCCCTGAACAAATGTTTCGCTAAAAGTTGTTGCTGCACCTGCGGTAGTCTGGGTGTATGAGCCTGAACCGTGAGTTGCTGCTACTCCAGTCAAATTCCCATCAGATGCTGCTGGCACGTCTAAATGCCCCATTGTTCCTGCTGTTATGCCTGAACTACTCATTGAATAAGTTGAACCTATCCTTTTTGCATGAGAATACGATCCATCAACAGAAGCTTGTGCTGTAGCTGTGATCTTATGGGTGATGCCTCCTGAATAGGCTGGGGCTGCTAATAGCAGTAGGAAAAGGAAGTGCTTCATGTCAGCTTGCCTGTTTGTGGATCTACTTCTTTACCAGAAATAGGATCAATGCGTGGTTTATCTGGTACTAATCGTATTGGAGTTTCGACTCGAATGATGGTATAGGGGATGCCATTGTTTGCTATTGGTTCGTTTTCTGTATTCTTTTTTTCTTCATCAGATTTAGAATTTCCTTCTCCTCTTTTCTTTGCAGTTTCAAGTCCAAATGAAGCTAAAGCACCAGTAAAAACACTTGCTATAAAAGTCGGGTCGATCCTTTCTTGTTCACCTAAACCAGGGATAGTTACGTAGTTAAGTGTCAATATAAATCCACTCCAAACAACAACTCCCAAGCGCACAAATGTAGATAAGACTTGCAGTTGTTCTTCTTTATCATCTAAACCCTCTTTTAATCTTTGTAGGGGGTTTTTGTTGTTTTGGGTTTCTTTTTCTTTGGCATCCATAAAAAAATGAGTAAACATGACTACATTAGACATAAATGGCTTAAAAGTAATGAAATTCCTTTCTCAAGCTCAAAAGGAAGTAATAGCCGAGTCTCATGGCATAACCGTTGAATCTATAAATAACAGAATTGAAATATGGAGTGTCCTTAACGATCCAGATGTATCTAAGCCTGATCTAGTAGAGGCACAAAAGCAATGGATTAAGATCCAGCAAGGAACATGGCCTAACGTAAATGTCTGAGATTGCTGCTGCTTTAATTGGTGCTATGGTGTCAGCGTTGCTGATGGTCTTAGGAAACCGATCCAACAAAAGACAAGGCGACATCCGAGAAATTTTTCACCGTTTGAACGCTATAGACAAAGAACTTGTAAGACTTGATTCAACTAGACCTCGTAATTGGAGAGGGCAATGAAAAACCCCTAGTGTCCTCTACGAAACTAGGGGTTCCTCTGTTACATCAAGTCCCACCTCGATGGATAATAACTTACTTGTGTGAAGAGTAAATTACAAAAATACTTTAGCTATTTCCATGAATATTACAAATGAAAAAATTCTTTTTCAGCAGCGAGCGAGGGAAACGCTTTACCCTCTGGGTACTTGAATCTGCTACCGAACAAAGTAACAACAGTCTCACTTTAGAAGATGTTGACTTTATAGAAGCTAGACTATGGCCCAACCGAACATTAAAACTTCAATGAGTATATACAAAAGAAAATGGTTAGAAGAAGATCGTCAGAGAGTGCTTGATATGGAGCGTTGGTACGTGCTTGACGGGAGACATAGATATGATCATCCTCAACATGGTGTCTATACTGGTTTAGCTGCCAAAGCAGATGACCTCGACAGCTTCGACGGAATTGTGTAGCTGCCCTCATTGCAAAGAATTAAGAAGGCAGCAAGCTAGACATGGGAAATGGCAAGAATTATTGCTACATATAGAGAAAAACAATGAAAGAAGAAGAAATTCCCCTTGACCTTTCTTTTGTTCTTGAATTAGCCAAGCCCCCTAGTCTTGAAGAAGAATTACAGTTAGAGAAAGAGATACGAACCATCAGAGCTACTGATGATCTTGAAGGTATAAAAAGATATGCAGAAGATATAGCAAGACGTAATCATCAACAAACTGTTTTTATCTCTGAATGTTTAGTAAGGATGGCTAATTTACATTCAAAATTAGTTCAAAGAAACAATGCTAAAAAAAATAAATGCCCTAATTTGCTTAAAAAAATATTAAAGATAGAATAAATTTGGAGTTTTAAGGGCACTCCACTTCGAGAAGACAAGACCTCTTGCATCCGATCCCCAGTGCAAGAGGTTTTGTTGTCTATGCAGACTGTATAAATTTAGCGTTTCGTCCAGATCCTATCCACTTTATTTCTTGATTTGCAACAGGAACTTCTGGGTATTGAATTGAGTACCAACGATGTTTGCAAGCGATACAATTTCTGCGTCTAATTGTGACTTTATCAGGAGTACGTTTAGTCAATACAACCTTTGTCCTAGCGTTGCCACACTTAGGACAGTCTGCTTGAATTTTATTGATCATTATCCAAATCCTTTTGTATTTTTGTTTAATTTGATTCGTATTTTTACTTTTTTAGGAATACGAGGGGCATTGAAGTCTCTTGATTGACGTAGCTTAAATTCGGTTTCGGATTTAGTATCAGGGATGTGTTTTCGAGTCATTTATGGTGCTGGAACGAGGATGTGTTGTGCGTGTTCTGATGTTCTACCATCAGGCCATTTAACACCGTAGTAATAACAAGTTCGACCTCTTTTATTATGTTTTTCTATGACTTTAATAATTGTTCCAACGGCGGAATCAATCTTTAAACAAACACCTGTGCTTCTTTTTTTATTTACTTGATCATTTAGTTTGAATTTTGGAGTTGTTGAAGTTGTTGTCATAATTGTTTTTTAGTAAATAGATTTGTACGAGTCTTTTTTTGCTGTAATGAGCTTGTGTGTCAGCCAGAAATTTTAATTTCTTAGATGGAAGGGTTTCAAGAAATCTTGCAAATCCTTGGTACGGGGCAGGACTTTTATAAACAAAAAACGATCCAATAAAGTCAAAGAAACGTTTCATCGTCTTTAAAGTCTCCAGTAATATTTGATTTTCTAATATTACTGACTATCTTTGCGATAGCTCTTCCTTCTAGCCTGTTCTGAACAGATTGTTTCCAATCTTCATCGTCTAAAATTTTAGCTTCTTCATATTCCTGTGGAGGAATATTTTTACTTAGAAAGTCATAAAGAATATCTCTAAGTAAAGCACTTGGTTTTTTCTTTAAAACATTAATTGCATAGTCTTCAAATAGCTTTGCTCTGTTTGGAGCGACTAAGACTTGCAAGTGTTTTCGATTACCGTGACCTTTGCTTTTCCCTCCCATCTATCTAGATTTCATGTATTTGTACTATAGTAACCTATTGATTCAAGATATGCATTTAAATCTTTAAATTGATTGAGTTCTTTATAGGTTAAGATGCATATTTCAATTCCAGCTTCGATAGCAGCAGTAATATCTTGTTCTAGCTCTGAAATTTCAAAAGGATTGTTTTCGTATTTTAGTTGTTGCACATCTAACGGTCTATTGTCATCGTCAATAATTGTGTATCGAACCACAGCAGCAGGAGCCGAGTGATCTCCATGTTGGTAGTAACTAATAATAGACATGAGCCTCGTGCGGGGGGATATAGAAAAAAGTGTCCTATTTGAGCAGATCCCGTTCCAATACAGGGATTAGGTCTAGGACAGACCTATAGGACATCTGTAATGTGTCCTATCAACTAAAGGGATGGGACACTTTTGGCCTGTCCCATGCCCTTGTCCTACGCCTAATCACGCTCCAACACTGGAGTTTGAGGAGATAGGACACTTTTTTGAACCTCTCCCCGTGCGAGGACAGCTTTATATTCTATTGGATCGTTAGAAACTGCTTCAATCAATCCTCTCTTAGCTAATCGTTGAACAGACTTCCTAACGGCAGCAGGTTTTCCCTCTAGCACTGGATCGTCAACAAGAGCATTTGTAGTTCTTGTTTGAGGGAAAATAATTCTTAATCGCTGAAGTACTCGACCAGTTACAGATGTTGGTGTTGGTTCGGATTCAACTTCAGGAGTGTGATCAGCAATTGTAAATGTCAGATCATCTTGCATCTGCATTAAGAGTTGAGTACCCATCCTTCCTTGACGAGATTTTTCAATTGTGATCAAGCGGCTAAATTTGCCAACTCTTGCAGCTTCTTCTTCTGAAGGTTTTGATAATGCCCATGTTTCATCAACAGCATCTCTAATAGCAGAAGTTCCTCTAAAACCACCATTCTTATTAGCGTGATGAATAATCAGGATTGTTGTTTTAGGGAAGAGATTGCCGTTGTTTCTGGTTAACCAATACAAAGGCGTTGCAAAGTCAGATTTGTTTTCATCAAACGCTTTACCACCACTACACCCAATCAGGGAGTCAATGATGACTAGTTTTGGTTCGTAATCTTTGATGAGTTGAACAAACTGTGCATATCTTTGTAACTGCCAGTCAGTCAAGATTTTTGTATTGGTATTGATTGGATAATCAACTTCTTCAAGCTGTTCTCTTAACTGAGTTAAAGGCTGATCGCCATTCAAGATAAGAACTGGGCCTTTTTGGATCGGGACGAGACTGCCTCTTACTACAAAAGGCGTACCTTCTGAAACATGTTTTGCAAGAGTCCAAGCACTCATGGATTTACCGTCACCACCTGCTCCATAGATCAAGACAACTGAAGGAGTTGGAAGTAGATCAGGAATGATGTAGTCACGCTTAATGTCCATCTTCATTAGGTCTTCAGCAGAGAAAATTCCTTTC